CCTGACTCTTCTCTCCCTGAGACGATCCGAACAGTGCCAGACTCACCATTTATTAAACCTGATACGCTTAACTTCGATGCACAATGATGCGGAAGTAAAACAGACGCCACGAGGGGTCGGGCTAATTGGTAGTATTGAGCCTAGAATTCACACACCTTTACTGAATGCTCCGTCAAAAGCGCAAGAGGTAGCTGATCTAGCTACGAAGATTGGTTTACCTCTCGTGCCTTGGCAACGCTGGGTGCTAGATGATTTGTTATCTATAGACGATGCACAGAATTGGCGCAAGAAGACAGCCTTGGTGCTTGTAGCTAGACAAAATGGCAAGACCCACCTAGCACGCATGTTAATTCTTAGCCATTTATTTTTATGGGGCTCTAAGAATGTCCTAGGCATGTCATCTAACCGAAATATGGCATTAGATACTTTTAGGCAAGTTGCATACACGATAGAAGACAATCAATTCTTGAAAGACCAGGTAAGACAGATCCGCCTAGCTAACGGCCAAGAATCTATAACTTTACTTAATGGTGCAAGGTATGAAATTGCGGCAGCTACTAGAGATGCGCCTCGTGGTAAGACTGCAGATTTTCTGTATATCGATGAGTTGCGAGAGTGGACACAAGAATCGTTTACAGCTGCACTGCCAGTCACACGTGCTCGCCCTAATGCGATGACTCTAATGACAAGTAATGCAGGTGATGGCTTTAGCACTGTGCTTAATGATCTAAGAGAGCGTTGCCTATCATACCCACCTGACAATTTAGGATTCTATGAATACAGCGCACCACAGCATTCTAAGATTACAGATCGTAAAGCCTGGGCTATGGCTAATCCAGCATTAGGGCATTTAATAACTGAACAAACATTAGAAGAATCGGTTAGCACTAACAGCATAGAAGCTACTAAGACCGAAATGCTTTGTATGTGGGTAGATTCTACTGTCAGCCCTTGGGTATATGGATCAATCGAGCAGTGCAGCGATAGCAGTTTAGAAATACCTGTTGGGCCACAGACAATTATGGCATTTGATATTGCACCGACAAGACGATCTGGGGCGCTCGTTATGGGCCAGGTGCAAAATGGAAAAATAGCAGTTGGATTAGCACAACTTTGGCATAGCGATATAGCAATAGATGAGATTAAGATGGCAAGTGACATAAATGAGTGGGCTAGAAAATATCACCCGACCACAATTTGTTATGACAAGTACGCCACGCAAACTATTGCTACCAGACTTGAACAAAGTGGCTGGAGGTTACAAGACGTATCGGGCCAAGCGTTTTACCAGGCATGTTCAGACCTTGCCGATGGCCTGGCTAATAGCCGTGTAGTTCATTCTGGTCAGGCAGAGCTAGTACAGCATTTAAATAACTGTGCAGCTAAGACTAATGATGCTGGCTGGCGCATAATACGTAGAAAATCCGCTGGCGATGTCACAGCTGCCATATCACTGGCTATGGTTGTAAGTCAATTAACAAAACCACAACAAACTGCGCAAATCTTTGTGTAATTTGCACCAATAGTCCGATTTATGGTATAAAGTATACATATGGGTCTATTGTCTGCTTTGGGTATAACCAAAAAAACTGAGAATCTACAAGCGCAATACGCCCCTGCCGTTATGGGCGATAGCATCATTGGTTTTGGATATAACACGTTTGGTGCAGGTCCAATGGATCGCACACTTGCAACACAAGTACCAGCTGTTAATCGATGCGCTAATTTAATTAAAGGTGTTATTGGATATTTACCATTAGAGCTGTACAAAAAATCTACAGGCGAAGAATTGGCCAAACCGCTCTGGTGCGAACAACCAGATATTAGACAACCACGATCCGTCACTATTTCATGGACTGTCGATAGCCTTATATTTTATGGCGTTGCATATTGGCGTGTTACAGAAGTATATGCAGATGATTTAAGACCAGCACGTTTTGAATGGATAAACAATACACGAGTCGTTGCACAATTAAACCCATTAGGTACAGAAGTTTTGTATTACACAATTGATAACCAAAAAGTACCAATGGTTGGCGTTGGTTCATTAGTTACATTTCAAGGATTAACACAAGGCGTATTACAAACTGCAGGTCGCACAATACAAAGCGCATTAGATATAGAAAAGGCTGCAGCCGTAGCATCACAGACACCTATGGCAACAGGATTCTTAAAAAACACTGGCGCAGATATGCCAGAAGCACAAGTACAAGGATTATTAGCAGCTTGGAAGCAAGCACGTCAATCAAGATCCACTGCATACCTAACTAGCACATTATCTTATGAGACTGTTGGATTTAGCCCTAAAGATATGATGTATAACGAGGCATCACAATACCTTGCAACACAAATTGCACGAGCCATGAACGTACCTGCTTATTACATTTCTGCAGATATGAATAACAGCATGACTTACCAGAATATTATTGATGGCCGTAAAGAGTTCGTTGCCTATTCACTGCAACCATATATTTGTGCTATCGAAGATCGCCTAAGCATGAACGATATAACTGCTAACGGCCATATTGTGCGTTTTAATATCAGTGAAACATTCTTGCGATCAGATGACAAGGCAAGACTAGAGACCATCGAAAAGATGCTAGCACTAGGACTTATTGACATCGAGCAAGCAAAAGAAATGGAAGATCTAACACCCAACGGAAACGAAAGTGGCGATGCTGAGTACATTAACAGCGCTAAAGGAGAAAATGCATGAGCGATATACAACAAGCCAATATACCTGCTAGCACTGTAACGCTATTAGCGTCAGCTGCTCGTACTGCAACCATTACCGGCACAGCCGTTAAAGGTCTATCTGCAGCAAGACTATTAGTAATGCAATTAGACGTTACAGCAGCTAGTGGCACATTACCTACATTAGATGTAGTAGTACAAGACACAGTAGATGGCACTAACTGGAATACTATTGCAACATTTACGCAAGCAACAGCAGTTACACGAGAAGTAATTAGATTAACTACTGCATTTACCGATCAATTAAGAGTAGTTGGCACAATCGGTGGCACTACCCCATCATTTACGTTTGCAGTATTAACATGGGCGGATTCAAATTGATTCTTACATTTAGCAGCCAAATTGAAAGCGCTGATGGTGAGCGCAGAATCATTGCTGGCAAAATTGTGCCATTCGAAACAGTCGGTAATACAAGCGTTGGTAAAGTTGTCTTTGCTAAAGGATCAATCGATGTAGGAGATCCAGGCAAGATCAAAATGCTTATGCAACATAAAAATGACAGACCTATTGGTCGCATGCAAAAATTTAATGAAGAACAAGATGGTATTTATGCTAGCTTTAAGATCAGCGCAAGCATGCAAGGATCAGATGCTTTGATGCTGGCAAGTGAGCAGTTAATTGATGGCTTATCTGTTGGTGTAGATGTACTTAAATCATCACAGAAAAAAGATTACATTTATGTAACTAAAGCAACCCTTAAAGAAGTAAGCCTGGTTGAATCACCAGCATTCACAGAAGCACAAGTAACTAAAGTTGCCGCTAGCGAAGGCGAAGCGGATGCAACAAATCAACCAACTACGGAAAGTGAGGCACAAGTGGACAACACCACCGAGCCAACAGCAGTACCAGTGGTAGAGGTTGCTCCAGTAGAGGCCGCACGCCCAACAATTAGTGCATCCTTCTACACAGAGCCTCGCTCACCAATCAGAACACAAGCACACATGCTAGAACACAGCATTAAAGCAAAATTAGGTAACCACGAATCAGCACAGTGGGTAATGAAGGCAGAAGAAGATGTGGCAAAGCGCATGAATTTCGCTGACGATTCGTTCAGTACAAATCCTGCATTCAGTCCGACACAGTTTGTGCCAACAGTAGTTGATACACTTATTGGATCACGCCCAGCAGTAGACGCAATCGGTTCACGTGCGCTACCAGCTGCAGGTATGACAATTTCAGTACCTAAAATCACTACTTCAGGTACAGTTGCAGAAACTGCAGAAGCAGCAGGACCTTCAGAGACAGGTATCGTATCTTCATACGTCAACCTAACTGTTAAAAAGTATGCTGGACTACAACGCTACAGCTTAGAAATTCTAGAAAGATCTTCA